CCTTATAACTTTCCTTGGATAACAACATGCCATACATCGACCAAAACAACCTTACCTGGACACGTTCAGAAGACCTTCTCTCGATCACCTGCGAAGACGGACGCTCTGTCCTCGGTAACGCAGAGATGACCGACGAGTATCTCGTATCCGTGGCTTACCAAGCGGAAGCTCCGGTCAAGACGGACGCCGAACGCATCGCCGAGCTTGAGGCTAAACTCCTGGAGCTTTCCGCTCGACTGCTTCCTTGATGGCAAAGAAGGCACCCAACGCCGAGCAGAAGCAGAAGCAGGCTGAAATCGCCGAGCTTGAGAAGCAGCTCCAGGCGGCCGAGCGTTTGCTTCGCGTCAAGCGCGCGCGTCTGTCGTTGATCGACTTCACGTCGATGACCATGCCAGACCCGGAAGACCCGGACAACGTCGACAAATCCCGATACCAACCCGTCAAGCACCATGAAACCATCTGCGCGGCCCTTGAGCAGGTCGAAAAAGGGGCGTACCAACGCCTCATCATCTCCATGCCTCCGCGACACGGCAAGTCGGAACTCGCTTCCCGTCGCTTCCCTGCTTGGTTCATGGGCAAGGACCCTTATCGACAAGTTCTGTTCGCTACTTACAACGCGGACCTGGCGATGGATTTTGGACGTTCCGTTCGTGAAGTCATGCGTTCGCCGGCTTTCCAGCAGGTCTTCCCAGGCTGCAAGCTCCGCACCGGCGCGCAGTCGTCGGACCGCATCCAAACGGAAGAAGGCGGCATAGCCGGCTTCGTGGGCGTGGGCGGAGGCTTGACCGGCAAGGGTGCCGACCTGCTGATCATCGACGACCCTGTCAAGGACCGCGAGGAAGCCGACTCCAAGCGTGAGCGTGACAAGCTGTGGGAGTGGTTCACCCAGGTCGCCATGACCCGACTGATGGCCGGCGCGCGCGTGGTTATCATCATGACCCGCTGGCACGAAGACGACATCGTCGGCCGGCTGACCGACCCACGCAACCCGTGCTACAACGACGAGGTAGCCCAGCAATGGCGTGTGCTGGCCTTGCCGGCCATCGCCGAAGACAACGACCCCATGGGCCGCCAGAAAGGCGACGCCTTATGGCCGGAGCGTTACGGCCTGGACTTCCTCAACGAAATCCGCCGGCTAAACCCCAAGGGCTTTTCGGCCCTGTACCAGGGGCGACCGACACCGGACGACGGCGACTACTTCAAGAAGGACTGGCTGAAGGGCTACCTGCCCAACGAGCTGCCGACGAACCTCCGCATGTACTGCGTATCCGACCACGCCGTGTCTACCGTGCAGTCGGCCGACAAGACCGTGCTGCTGCCCTTCGGCGTGGACGAGAACGATAACGTGTGGGTGCTGCCGGACGTGTGGTGGCGCCGGGCCGCGACCGACCAGGTGGTCGACGGCATGATTGACCTCATGGTCCGCCGGCAGCCGATCAAGTGGGGAGCCGAGCGTGGTCATATCTCCCAGTCCATCGGCCCGTTTCTCCGCAAGGTCCAGCAGGAGCGGCACATCTACACCATGGTCGACGAGATTACCCCGGTCAAAGACAAGCAGACCCGCGCGCAGGCGATCCGTGGACGCATGGCCATGGGCAAGGTCTACTTCCCGAAGTTCGCCGGCTGGTGGGCCGACGCCGAACAGGAGCTGCTCAAGTTCCCGTCGGCCCGTCACGACGACTTCGTCGACGCCATGGGCCTAGCCGGCCTGCTGCTGTCCACCCTGCATGGTGCTTCCCGGACGATCGAAAAGCCGCCCGAAGGACCCAAGGTCGGCACCCTTGAATGGGTGAAGTATTCCTCCAAGTGGGAAGACACCCGGAAGAAACTGTTGCAGATGGGAGGTTTCTGAACAGAAATAGTTTATGGAAAGCGATTTCACACAGCCGGAGCCAATGATCGAACCACAGAAGTCGGGCATCACCCGCGACGCGGAGAAGCCGCCGATCGCCCGTGGAGCCTTGGTCAAGTCGCTCCAGGAGAAGGTCACCAACGCCAAGAAGCATTGGAAGCACTCCTTCGATCGCATGAGGGAGGACGTCGATTTCTACATGGGCAAGCAATGGTCGAAGTCCGAGACGGACGACCGCTACGTCGCCAACATCATCCAGTCGCACGTGCGTCAGCGCGTGTCCGCACTCTACGCCAAGAACCCCAAGTTCGTCGCCAAGCGTCGCGAGACGATGGACTTCTCCATTTGGGAAGGCGACATGGCCGCGTTCCAGAACGCCCAGACGGCGATGGCCAACGCGGCGGCCATGGGCCATCCGGTCGACCCCGTGATGATGCAGACGATGCAGGACGCCCAGCAGGGCTTCGAGCGTCGACGCATGTTGGACCGCGTGGCGAAGACCCTGGAGATCGTTTCGCACCATCAAATCCAGGAGCAGGAGCCGACGTTCAAAGGGCAGATGAAGCAGCTCGTCCGTCGCGTGTGCGTGACCGGCGTTGGCTACGTGAAGCTCGGCTACAACCGCACGATGGAGAAGCGTCCGGACGACGTCGAGAAGATCACCGACATCACCACGCAGATGGCGACCCTCGGCCGGCTCATGGCCGACAAGATGGACGATCAGTTCGACGCCGACCACGCGAAGATGGAGCAGCTCAAGCAGATGCTCGAGGAGCTTCAGAACAAGCAGGACGTCATCATCAAGGAAGGCATCGCCTTCGACTTCCCGCTCTCCAACACCATCATCGTCGACCCGAAGTGCCGCCAGCTGACAGGCTTCGTCGGCGCCGACTGGATCGCCCAGGAGTTCATCCTGGACGTCGAAGAGATCAAGGAAATCTACCAGGTCGACCTGGGCAAGAACTACACGGCCTACGAAGACTCCAACTCGAAGGAAGACGGATGCAAGCGTGCCGTCGTGTGGGAAATCTATTCCAAGAAGGACGGCCTTTGCTACGTCATCGCCGAAGGCTACCACGACTTCCTCAAGGAGCCTGCGGCTCCAGACCTTGACCTTGAACGGTTCTGGCCTTTCTTCCCGCTCATCTTCAATGAAGTCGAGTCAGACAAGGACATCTACCCGCTGTCCGACGTACGCCTGTTGATCCCGATCCAACGCGAGTACAACCGCGCGCGGCAGGGCCTGCGCGAGCAACGCTTCGCCAACCGCCCGGTGTACGTTACCTACGAGGGTGCCTTGTCCGAGAAGGACCAGACCAATCTCCAGAGCCACCCGGCCAACGCGGTCATCAAGCTCCAGAACCTTTCGCCTGGCCAGGCCGTCAACTCCATCCTCCAGCCGGTGCAGCACGCACCGATCGACCCGTCGCTGTACGACACGTCGATGCTGCTCGACGACATGATGCGCGTGGTCGGTTCCCAGGAAGCAAACATCGGCGGCACGTCTTCGTCCACCGCGACCGAGGTGTCAGTCGCCGAAGGCAGCCGCATGTCCAGCCTGTCGTCGAACGTCGACGACCTTGAGGACTTCCTCGGCGAACTGGCCAAGTCCACCGGCCAGGTCCTCCTCAAGGAGCTTGACCAGCAGACCGTCATGAAGATTGCCGGCCCTGGTGCCGTATGGCCGCAGCTCACGGCCAACGAGATTTGCCAGGAGCTTATGCTCGAAGTCGAAGCCGGCTCCAACGGCCGCCCGAACAAGGCCATGCAAATCCAAAACTTCGAGCGTCTCGCTCCTATCCTGCTGCAAATCCCGGGCATGAACCCGGAGTGGCTGGCCAAGGAAGCCATCCGCCGACTGGACGACGGCATGGACATCTCCGACGCCATCCGTGGCGCCCTGCCGTCCATCGTCGCCCAGAACGCCCAGAAGCAGCTGCCCACCGGCAACCCCATGACCGACCCCGCGTCCCAGGGTGCCGCCGGCGGGAACAACGTGGCACCGGCGCCAGGCGCCCCAGGTGCCGACGGTCCCGCCATGATGACGCCGGCGCAAATCCGCAGCCAAGGCGTGACGATGCCAAACAGTTGATTTTAGAAATAACTGCTGTAGTATAGCCTTTAATGGATCAATCCGACACCACGGTCGCCCCCGACGCGACCACCACCGAACCGCAGGTCACCACGCCTGTCGAAAACATTTCCGCACCGGAAACGGTCGCGGCCGACGCTAAACAAGATAGCACGCCCATTTCGTCGGGGGCGGGCGACCAAGACGCTAACAAGAAGCCGACCTCTTTGCTCGACGCCGTAAAACGCGCCGTGAATAAGCCGGCTGACGCGGACTCGTCTACCGTGGAAACCAACGGAGCGTCTGCCAAGGATGCCAAGTCCCCCGCGCTAGGTCTGGACGACCCTGCGAAGGACAAGACTAGCTCTGAAGCTGACCAGAAGCTGCCGTTCCATAACCACCCACGCTGGAAGGAAGTAGTCTCCGAGCGAGATGCATATCGCACGGACGCGGGACAATACCGTCAGATTACCAACTACATGTCGACGAATGGGCTGACGACCGAGGATGTCACGGAGGGGTTCCAGATCATGGCCCTAATGAAGAACAATCCGGTCGAAGCCCATAAGAAGATCAGCGAATACAAAGCAAAGCTCGATGCCTATGTCGGCGAGACGTTGCCCCCGGAAATCCATAAAAAGGTTGAAGAGGGTTACATCGACGAAGACACGGCGAAGCAACTTGCGGCCTTCCAGGCTGACAAGCAGCTTCGCGATCAGCGAGCCAAGTACGCCGAGGAGCAGCAGGCCCAACAGGCCCGCGCAGGCATCCACGGTGCGGTCGTTAACTGGGAACAGCAGATGAAGGCCAAGGACCCCGATTGGTCTGCCAAACAGGAAATGGTTACTGACCAGGCCAAGCTGATGCTTGCGTCCGAGATGCCGTCGACCCCGGAGCAGGCTATTGCGCTCGTCGAGCGCGCCCACTCCATCATCAAGGAACGGCTGTCCCGGTTCGCACCACAGCGTAGGCCCATGAGTCACGTATCCAGCTCCACGTCGTCCGCAAACGCAGCACCCGTGCCGAAATCGCTTCTCGAAGCGGTCCGTCTCGGGATGTCGCAATCCCGCTAACACCCCTAAAAAACATATAAAACACTATGGCCTTCACGGTCGCAGAACTCGCTAACATCACGGCCTCCGCTCTTGACTACAACATCAAGGGTGGCGCGCTCGCCCAGTCCATCCAGGAAAAGCCCCTTCTCAAGGCTCTCGCCAAGAAGAAGAAGTCCTTCCCGGGCGGTAAGGGTAACATCACGGTGCCTGTCGTCTTCGACTACACCACGGCTATCGCTGGCTTCACGCACAACGATACCGTCTCCTACGCCAACCCCGCCAATACCAAGCGCGCTTCCTACCCCTGGAAGGAAATCCACGCCGGTATCAGCCTCACCCTCACCGAGCTGAAGCACGACGGTCTTTCCGTCGTCGACAGCACGTCCGGCGAGTCTACCTCCAAGCACTCCGATCGCGACGTCACCGTCTTGACCGGCCTCCTGGACGAAAAGCTCAAGGACATGAACGAGGGCTGGGCGCGCTCCTTCAACGACATGCTGTGGAAGGACGGCACCCAGGACGCCAAGCAGGTCCCCGGCCTCTTGTCCCTCATCACCGACGCTCCGGCGACCGGCACGGTGGGTGGCATCGACCGCGCGACCAACGCCAAGTGGCGCAATCGCTCGGCTGTCGGCGCGAACAAGATCACCTACGTCTCCGGCTCCCAGAAGATCAGCGAGTATCTCCGCAAGGAAATCCGTCAGCTGACCCGCTTCGGTGGCAAGCCTTCCCTGGTCCTTTGCGGTTCCGGCTTCCTCGAGAAGCTCGACCTCGAGATCACCTCGAAGGGTACGTTCACCCAGACTGGCTTTGCCAAGGGCATGACCGACATCGGTCTGGCCGGCATCACCATGCAGGGCGTCGGTGAGTTCGTGTATGACCCCACCCTCGATGACCTCGGTTACACCAACCGCGCGTACTTCATCGACGAGGGCAACATCAACCTCTACGTCATGGACGGCGAGGAGAACAAGACCCACAGCCCTGGTCGTCCGCATGACCAGTACGTGCTGTACCGCGCCATGACCTGGACCGGCGGCCTCGTCGGCAAGCAGTTCAACGGTTGCGGTGTGTACGAAGTCGCCTAAACGGTAGCGTATAGCATCACCCAGGGGGTGGTTCCGAAAGGAGCCACCCCCTTTTGCTTGCAACAGCAGTCGCACGGTACACGATGATTGAACCTATGGAATACGCCCAAATTGAAATCCGCCTCTCCGGCTCCCTCGAGAACACCGTCATCAAGGAAGTCAGCGTCCCGGAAATCCCGATCCTCAAGTCCATCCACGGTCACGACGCCCTGGTGAACATCAAGAAGACCCGAGCTGACGCCGTCGACGGCAAGGAGGAACGCGACCGCCTCGAGAAGTACTACACTCCGGTAATCGTCGAAAAGTTATTCCCTGGAGTCATGAACAAGCTTCCGCAGACCCTCGTTGAAATCGGCGAGGAAGAACCTGCCGTCGAAGCCACCTCCAAGAAGAAGTAAGATATGGCTCGCGGCACCCAGCTTTCGGCGCTGGTCGATGCCCTGCGGGCAGAGATTGGCGCCTCCACCAACGTGGCGATGGGCGTCAACTCCCTGCCGGCGTTGAAGCAGACCATCAACCGCACGCAGCAATTCCTTTGGGAAAGCTTCGACTGGCCCTTCGCGTTCATCGAGCGAGACGAGCCGCTGCTAAACGGCCAGCGTTACTACACGTTCGACAACGAAATTGATTTCGGACGCATCGTCTCCACGCACGTACGCTACTCGTCTTCGTGGCGTCCGATGATCTACGGCATCGGTCCGGACCAGTACAACTCGTCCGACCCGGCCGACGGCGACAAGCAAGACCCGCCCACCAACTGGCGCCACTACGAGGGCAACCAGTTCGAGGTATGGCCGATGCCGGACAGCGACGAGTGCGTCGTCCGTTTCAAGGCCATCCGCAAATGCCCGCAGCTGGTCAACGACTCCGACGTCGCGCTGCTCGATGACAACTTGATCGTGCTGCACGCGGCCGCCGAGCTGCTCGCGCGGGCGAAGTCAGACGACGCATCGGCCAAGGCCGACATCGCCAAGCAACTGCTCCAGAAACTCAAGGGCGGCCTGGTCAAGACCGACGTGTTCACCCTCGGTGGTGAAACCGCCCAGGAAGGCTGGAACCTGCAAGGCGCGCGCATCACCCCCAGCACGCGGGTCTGATTTATGGCATACATCGTAGTCGAGAACTTCTCTGCGGGCCTCGACACGCGACGGCATCCATTGACGTCGAAGTCCGGTACGCTCCAGACGCTCAAGAACGCCCACGTGTCTCGCGGTGGCGAGATCGAGAAGCGCAAGAAGTTCGCCACCTTCGCATCCCTGCCGGCCGGTACGTTCGGCATGGAGGCGACGTCCAGCACCGTCTACGTGTTCGGCTCCGCCGCAGGCGTGTCTGTTCCTGCCGGCGTCACTTACCAGCGTCTACAGCACCCGGACGCGTCTGCCATGACCGAGGTGGTTTACTCCACCTTGTACGGCGGTTACCCGTTTGTGCTGGCCAAGTTCGCCGACGGCAAGGTTTACCCGTTCTGGAATGGAACCATCATCAGCGACTTTGTCGACGGTGTCACTCGTCCATCGATTGGATCGCTTGCCAATCTCATCGGTCAATTCCAGTTGATGGTTGCGAACAGCAACACCGGATACACGGCCCTAAACGGTCTTTCGTATTTGGATGTAACCGGTCCGCCTGGCGTAACCTATACGCCATCGGCAATCGCCGAAAGCCCGATCGTCGTTACGACCAGTATAATCACCCAGCCGCAGGAAGCCGTCACGGAAGTTTTGGCTAGTGGTTCGTTTAGGGTAAACGGCGGTTCCACGTCCGTTCAAGCAACCGCCGGCGGAACGTTGCGCTACATCGGAGCGACGCCTGGCATTACAGGCATCTACATCGGGACGCAGGAAGTTCTCCAGCTGGCATCCGGCGTGAGCATCGACTACTTGAGCCAGCCGGTAGGAGCTACCAACTACGACAGCGGCCAGCGACTCGCGTACGCAATCGCGTACTACATCAACCAAGCCACGTCGTCCAACACGGGCTTTACGGCTACGTATAATTACCTTGGCAACAACTGGTCCGGAGCAGACCCAGGCGGAGTCACGATCAAGTCTCCGACGCTCAATCCTGTAACCTACAATGGGCAGGAAATCTGGATCGAGTTCGACGTAAACAACCTTTCGACGCTCACTTCGACTCCATTCATTGCGGAGCTTATCGACGTTTCCACGGCAGCAAACAGCCCGTACAATTCCGGTCGTCATATCGCCCGCATGCACACGGACGCAAACGCCGGCAAGCTTGCAGGAGGAACGACGTCGGCCGTCACTTCGGTGAAGGTTGATGGCGTGGAGATTTTGGGAGCATCGGTCCAATGGACGTCGTCCAATTCTGCGACGATGTCTAGTATCGTAACGCAGATCAACTCGTATACGTCCTCTCCCGAGTACACGGCTTCACTAGGCGATAACGCCGTAGTGCTAAAGGGATTGGTTGGTACTGGATCGTCTCCTAACTTTAGGCAGATTACTTTGTCGGTGACCGGGACTGTTACGGCCATCGTATTGCCGGACGCATTCGGAAGTCCACAGATGAACGGCGGTCGAAACGCGGCTGCGGCTACCGGGCAAAAGACGTTTTACTTCTTCGGAGGTTCTTACGCCAACGACAAGACCGTCACGCTCATCGCCACGCCAACCCTTGATCCTGCGAACCCAATCTACTGGGGTGCCACGCGCGTATCCAAGTCGACTCCGGTGTCCGCGTTGACGTTCAAGACCAAGGCCCACGTCAGCAGCGGTTCCAGCCTTTTCTTTTCCGGCGTCAACCAGCCGACCAAGTGGGGCGAGATGGGTACTGGTTCCGGTTTCATCAACATGTCCAACAACAGCGGAGGCAACGAAGTGCTTACCGCGTTGGCCTTGTACCAGGGCAACCTGGCGGCGTTTGCCCGACGCTCGGTGCAGATTTGGTCCATCGACACGGACCCAGCCAACAACCGCCAGGGCCAGGTGCTATCCAACACCGGCACGGTGTCGGCCAACAGCGTCGTGTCGGTAGGCGACATCGACGTGTTCTACCTGTCCGACTCCGGCGTCCGCTCGCTTCGCGCGCGAGACTCCTCCAACTCGGCCGTCGTCAACGACGTAGGTACGCCCATCGACAACCTCGTTCTGGCCGACCTGGAGCCTCTGACGGACGACCAAAAGCGGGCATGCTGTGCTGTGATCGAACCGATTGATGGACGGTACTGGATCGCCATCGGCTCCAAGGTCTACGTCTATTCCTACTTCCCGAACAGCTCGGTGGCTGCCTGGTCCATCTACGAACCTGGCTTCACCATCACGAAGTTCACGACCAAGGACGGCCGCGTGTACGCGCGAGGCGGCGACACCATCTACCTGTACGGCGGAGCCACCGGATCGGAGTATGACTCCAGCGAGGTTGAGATCATCCTTCCGTACCTTGACGGCGGCAAGCCTGCCCACCAGAAAGCCCTCAACGGCCTGGACATGACCGTGCAGGGAAGCTGGCAGGTCTTTATCGGCATGGACCCGATTGCACCGAACGCCCGCGACAACTGCGGCACCATCACCCAGCCAACGTTCAGCCTTGGACGCATCATGGCTACCGGCACCGGCACCCACGTCGGCATCCGCATGGTAAACAACTCCGCCGGCTACGCCCGCATCGCCAACATCATTGCCCACTTCGAGGCAAATGAAAGCAACTGAACTATACCCGGAAGGCGTCCACTACGTCGTGGAGCGTATGCGGTCCAAGGACCGCGACGAGGTGTTCGCCACGCAATGGGACGAAGACAACAGCTCGTTCGCCAACAACATCCTCCGGGTCGGCGACTTCGGCTTCGTCCTGCACCACGACGACGGCGAGCCTATCGTTTGCGGAGGAGCCGTACCGATGTGGCCTGGCGTGTGGTCCGTGTGGATGTTCGCTACTGATCGGTTTGACGAAATAGCCATGTCCACGACCAAGTTCGCCAAGCGCGTGTTCTTTCCTGCCTTGGAGCATACCAACTGGCATCGGCTTGAGTGCCGCAGCCTGGCTTCTCACTCGGTCGCCCACAGGTGGCTTGAGTCGCTCGGTGCCTACAAGGAGTCGGAGACTCCCAACTACGGCAAGGCCGGCGAGACGTTCCTTGTGTATTGCTGGACAAAGGAACGACCGCAGGCACAATCTGACTAACGAGAATGTGCGCCCCGTCTACAGGAAGGTCCTTTATGCGTAACGTGCAAGCACAGGCGTCTGCGTCCGCTCCTACTGGCGACGTTTCTACGGCTTCAAATAACTCACAAAACACCACAGCATCAGACCCAACCCAACCAAGCGTCCGTAAAGGTCCTTGGGGTCTTAACATGAAATATATGGGCAAGATTAACAATAATCCTAACAATGCGTCTACGCCTTTGGCAAACGCACTTTCCAAAGGCATGATCGGGAGGGTCATCCTCTAATGTGCTTCGGTGGCGGAGGCGATGGTGGTGCTGCGCAAGCGCGCGCCGACGAGGAGGCACGTCAGCGTCGCCTCAAGGAAGGCACGGCCCGTATCGACACGGAGTTCTCCAAGTTCGATGACAACTTCTACAAGGGCCGGAAGCAGGCTTACACCAATTTCGCGATGCCGCAGGTCAACGACCAGTATCGCCAGTCCGGCAACCAGCTCGCCTATTCCCTAGCCCGAAGCGGCCTTGGTCAGTCCAGCGAGTCTGCACGGCAGGGTGCGGTGTTGCAACGCGACAACGCCATGGCCCGTCAGCAGATCGCCGACGCGGCAACCGGCGAAGCCCAGAAGGCTCGCCAGTCTGTCGAGGATAGCCGATACAACCTCGTCAACCAGTTGCAGGCGACGAGCGATCCGCAGATGGCCGCGTCCAACGCCATGCGGCAGGCCAACTCTCTGGCTATGCAGACGGGCTTCAGCCCGCTCGCCAACCTGTTCCAGAACACCACCGGCGTACTGGCCGCAGCCAACCAAGCCGGAGCTTACTCCGGAGGTCCTGGCATGGGTGCGTACAAGGACTACTTCGGCTTTGGTAAGCCAAGCACCACCGGAAACCGAACCGTAGGAAGCCGATAACTTTATGTGCGACCCAGTAACAGCATCCATCGCCCTTACCGTTGCAGGTACGGCGTCCCAGGCCGCCGCAGCCAACCAGGCCAAGAAGGCCATGCAAGGCGCGCAAGCGGCCGAGCGTATCCGCCAAAAGGGCTACCAGGATGAGTCTGCCGCCGTGCAGGCTGGGAGCGAAGCTCGCATGTCCAAGGCCAACCAGGACAAGGGACAGGCCGAAGCAGAGGCTGCCCGCAACGCCGACTACGCCGCAGCCACGGCTGCCGCACAAGCCCCAACGGCTACCGAAGGCGCAAACCTTGCCGGCGATCAGGCGGCAAACGCCGTAATCGCGTCGGAGAATGCCCGTGCCAGTCAGAACGCCCTAGGCTACGCCGGACAGCAGGGTAAAGCCAAGGCGGCCTTACAGGGCTACACGGACCTAAACCTCGGCAACGCCCTGGCCAACGCCCGCGCGATGGAGCAGCAGCGTCAGCTCGGCAACTTTATGCAAGGTTCGTCCGGCGTTCTTGGTCTAGAGATGGAAGAGGCGTCCCAAAAGGGTGCAGGCTTGAAGACCCTTGGTTCCTTGCTTTCCACCGCCGGCGGCATTGCTGGTATGGGTGCAGGCGCTGGTTGGTGGGGTGCAAAGGACGCGGCTACCGGAGCGGGAAATGTGGTTAACAACGCCGCAATCTTTGGTCCAGCAGGAAGCACGACTATTCCCAAGTTCACAGCCGCAAACCTTTTGCCTGCTACTCAATACGGCATGTTGGGAACCAGCCTGTTTAATAATGCGAAGCAAGTTCCTCCTTTGACGTACAACATCCCTAATTTCAAACCAACCTTCAAACTCGGAAACTAATGGCAAAATACTCCGCATCGTCAGACCCAGCTTGGGCAACTGGCATCAGCAATATTGCCGCCCTGTTTGACCCGAAGACGCAGGCCGAGGGGGCTGCGATGCTCGCCCGCACCAAGAACTTCGACGCGGAGACGCGGTACAACGCAGCTCGCGCCGCTGGCGTTGAAGATCAGAACGCCGCCTTGACCGATGAGGCATTGGCTAGGGCAGGCTATTCCCCAATGGAAATCGCCGCAATTCGCGCCACGCGAAGCAATAGCGTGTCTGACGTCTTCAAGGGTCGTAACCTTTACCGTGGCGGTCAAGCCATCGAGAGTGGCGACCTAGTCACCGGCCTGGCACAAACCGACCAAGGCAACGCCATCAAGTCGGCCATCGAGGGGCAGACGCAGCAGAAGCTACTCACCTTGCCGGACGGTTCTTTCAACACCAACCTGGCCGCTCTTTTGGCCGGCGGCGTAGAGAACGTAGGCGGCAACATGGTGTACCTAACTCCGCAAGGCTACAAGCTCGGCGACCTTACGGCCCAGGGCCAGCTGTATAATACGCAGGGCGTCAATGACACCAGCCGCACGGAGTCGCAGAACGAATTGGATAAGGTGCGTGGAGGCGTTCTTGTTAAGACTGGTGATGCTCTTGCTGACCAGCGTCAAGCTGTTGGCGAAGCGGCTACCACGGTTGCAGGAGCAAAGGCTGGAACCGAAGGCGCGAAGCAGGGTGCGATCACGAAGGGTGCTGAAGACAAGACCCGCGAAACGGACGCCCGCATCAACAGCATCAACGCAAACATCGACAACAATAAGGTAAAGACTGCGGCTGCAGTTGCTCAAGGTAGCGACCCAGTCAAGAAGGCACAGGCTACGCTTACCTTGCGCGAAGGCATCGAGGGTGTGTACGCCAAGGACTTCTCCGAAAGCATCGGCAACAACTCATGGGAGCAAGTAGACCCGGCCGAAAAGAAGTCGCTGACCGACCGCGCGCTTGAATACGTCTTGCAAGGAAAGGACGTAGGTTCAGCCATGAAGCAGTCGGAAGCCGATCACGGCCTTACTGGAGAAACCGTCAAGGGCCAGAAGTCTTCCGGCCCATTCAACCTGTTTAAATCGCCGGACGGGAAGATTAAGTTCAAGGGCTTTACTGCTCCTTCGCCCCTGGCTGCCGCCGTCAGCGGCGGTTCTGCACCGGCTACCCCAGCCCCGGCTGCTCCAGCCCCGGCACCTATTCCTTAGACCTTTACC